GTCACGGACTTTGTTCGTAACGGGTTTAAACCTGGATATCAAATTGGTCTTCAAAATTTTGATGACATCTTTTCAACTTATACTGGTCAGTTTATTACTGTTACTGGTATTCCGAGTAGCGGGAAATCAGATTTTGTCGACCAAATGGTTGTTGGATATAACCAAAACTATGGCTGGAAAACGGCGTTTGCTAGTCCGGAAAACGTGCCGACATACCTTCACGCACATAAGTTAATGCGTAAGGTTTGGCAAGGTATGCCAACGTCAGCAGATATACACGGAGATAAATGGAATCAAGTTGCAGATCATTGCAATAGCAATTTCTTTCATATCGACATGGAGCGTTATACATTAGAATCAGTACTTAAAAAAGGTGCTGAGCTTGTAAAACGTAAAGGTATTAAATGTCTTGTTATTGATCCATTTAATAAAGTCAGAGACGTTGATTGTAAAACAGAAGACGTTAACCGTTATACAATGGAATATCTACAAAAGATCGAGATATTTGCTAAAAAGTTCGATGTGTTAGTATTTATTGTAGCACATCCAACTAAAATGTATAAAGACAAAGATGGAAAGATTGAAGAACCTACGATGTATAATATCAAAGGCGGTGGTGAATGGTATGACGCTAGTTATCATGGCATATTGGTGCATAGGAATTATGAGGAAAAAACGGTCAAAGCTAAGGTGCTTAAAGTAAAGTTTCAAAACCTCGGTGAAAACGGAGCTGAAGCACACTTTAAATGGGAGCCTAAGTCAGGTTGTTTTGTACCTCACGAACCTATAAACATTGGAAATGATAAAATGCCCTGGGAATAATGGCTAAAAAAGGTAAAGTAAATATGGGTAGTTATACTCCTGACGAGCTTGAATTTAAAGCTTATCGTTGGTGTATAAATAATAACATATATATTGCTCCTAAAGCATTAACTGAGGCTAGATGGTCTATTGTTATAACTAACAATAATAAAACCAATGAAGATCCTAATAGCTATACTAAAGCTGATATATGGATCAAGATTTATGAATACTATAAATATTATTATAATAAATATGAAAAACACATTTCACAACGCAAATGAAGCATACGAAGCTTTATTGAACGAAGTTATAATAAACGGTATAGACTTTGACAACACAAAAGCTTTATTCAATTGTGGTTTTTATATTTTAGATCCACAGGACAATTATATATCAAACAAGCAGCGTAATTGGAGTTTAAAATACGCAGAAGCTGAATGGCAATGGTACTTGTCTGGTGATCCAAATATTAAAAAACTTGGCGAGTTATATGGTAAAATACCACCGATATGGAAACGTATGGCTGACGAGCATGGTAACGTTAATTCAAACTATGGTTATCAGTGGAAACGTAAAGCTCAAATAGATTATGTGTGCGCTAAACTTAAAACAAATAAAAAGACTAGACACGCAGCAATATCTATTTATGACGGTAAAGAATATGACAAATACAAGACAGATACGCCTTGTACTTATGCTATACAATTTACAATTATAGATAATCAGCTTTGTATGTCCGTCTATATGCGTTCTAATGACATCTGGTACGGTTTCTGCAATGGTTGGTATTACCACCACGCGCATAACATGCACTTATATAACGATAAATTATGAAAAAAACAATTATAACACTTTTACTTATTTTTTCTTTAAGTATTCAAGCTCAGCAACAATTCGAAGGATCTTGGACAAGCGATACTTCAAGTCACACTACTGTTATTATAGCTAGTGAATACGCTATATTAAAAGTTTTTAACTTTAGTTTTAAAGAAGATTCTTATATAGAAGAAGAAATAATAAAACAAGACAATAAAAAGTTTACAACAAGATTATACAACGTAGAAAATGGATATGAAGTATTCATTAAATATTATTTTACTAAAGATGATCTTTATTGTAAATTTTCAGGAGACTATAACGGCATAATTAAAATGTATAAAAAATAATGTATTATTTATACCACATACCAGGTAAAAAGATCGGCGTTACACGTGATCTTAATAGTCGGGTTACGCAGCAACAAGGTTATGCTGCAGACGAATACGAAGTTCTACTTACTAGCGACGATATAGATTTTATATCAAACAAGGAAATAGAACTTCAACAGTCTTATGGCTATAGGAAAGATAGAACATTATATAAAAATTTATTTAAATCAAATATGAATATAAACCCAACAGAGCAAACAAGTACGTTTCCAGTTCCAGTAAGTAAACTTAAAGGTCATTTAATGGATAACTTAGGCTTAAGCTGGACAACACCACAAGGTTATGAATTTAAAATTACTAGAGAAAATATACCTTGGATAGAGCATAATGCTAAAACCTCGATGTTTAACGATAATCGAAGCTACATTTACAACAAGGCTTTTTATGAAGCCTTTTTTAATCCAAAACATAATCAAGTAAAGCTTAAATACGACACCAGTGTAAACAAAGTTCCTAATAGATTTGATCTTATTAGACAATGGGCTGATAAAAGAGGTATATACGATAGTGGCGATAGCAAAACACAGTATGTTAAACTTATGGAAGAAGCTGGTGAGTTAGCTAAAGCTTTGCTAAAAAGAGATATACCTGAAATAGTTGATGCTATTGGCGATATGGTTGTTGTGTTAACGAATTTAGCAAGACTTGAAAACTTTAATATTGAAGACTGTATAGATTCAGCTTACAATGAAATAGCTAATCGCAAAGGCGAAATGATTAACGGAACATTTGTAAAGGAAACAATATGAAAATAAACACTAAAGACGAAATAGTATTATCAGTACTAAAGAAAATGGATCAACGTAGTATTATTGGTCAACAAAAATACGGAGCTACAATGATGCAAGAGATTGAAGGTCAAGAAAAAGATCTTAATCGTTTTTTAGTTGATGTTCAAGAAGAATTAATGGATGCTTTGTTGTACATTGAAGCTGCTAAACGTTGCTTACAAGATGAAATAGAAGAAGCAATGATAAACAGAATTAATATTGTAGGACAAAACGGTAATGATGGTTTACACTATCACGATATCGAAGTAAATGAAGAAAATACCTTATAAACGAAAACGTAGAAAAAAAGGTCCAGTGCAGTCGAAGAAGGTGTCATATGATGGCATCAACTTCGCCTCTGGCTTAGAACGTTATATGTATATGGCTTTGAAAAAAAATAAAATCAAAGCTAAGTACGAAGGAGAAACTTTTGTTTTATTAGCTGGTTTTCATTTTGAAAACGAAGTATATGAAAGACAAGCCAATGGTAAAGGAGATTATAAAAATAGAGGTTGTAAACGCATACTACCTATTAAGTATACACCAGATTTTATTGGTGATGATTTTATAATAGAAACAAAAGGTAGAGCTAACGAATCATTTCCAATGCGTTGGAAGTTGTTTAAAAGATTAGTTATGAATCAATTTCCTAATGTAACATTGTATAAACCACAAAATCAAAAAGAATGCGACGAAACAATAAGGTTGATCCTAAGCAAGCGAAAAGGATAGCAAGGCAGAAGTACGCTGAAAGACAAATTGATAAGTTTGTAAAATGGAGCTGGGAGATTAGAGGTAAAGTTAAATATAAAGAACTAGTAGAATTACAAGATCAATATGGAATCAAATGTTATTAACTATGTCTTAGAAAAATATCCTAAGACGTTTAAAAATAAAAACATAATAGTAGAAGACAATGACACATGCTATTTTGTATCAACAAATAAAGATGAATCACCATTAATATTAAGTAAGAATATATGAAAGAACCTAAAAAAGTATGGAGCCTTTCAGTAGGTACATATCCTGGAATATTGCTAGGTATGAGAACGTATCATGAAGATGAACAAACAACACACGTGCTATATTTACCGTTTATAGATCTAGCGTTAGAAGTTTATAAGTAATGGATCAAGATGTAGAAGCTCAATTTCATACAATAGACGTGTTTATACGATCTATTTTAGATGATATGAATAAAGTATCGTTATCAACAAAAAAAGCTGATACAATGGCTTATATTGATGCGTGGAAAAATGATTTATTAACAATTAAACATATAATGGATTTATAATGGGATTATTCAATGAAAGAATAGCATATAAACCTTTTGAATACCCAGAATATTATACAGAAGGTTGGTTAAAACAAGCACAAGCATTTTGGTTACATACAGAAATCTCAATGCAAAGTGATATTAAAGATTGGAAAGAAAAACTAAATGACAAAGAGAAGAACTTGGTTGGAAACATACTACTCGGCTTCGCACAAACAGAGTGTGCCGTCTCGGATTATTGGACGCAGAAGGTTGTCGGGTGGTTTCCTAAACACGAAATACAACAGATGGCAATGATGTTTGGCTCGCAAGAGACAGTACATGCGGTTGCTTATAGTTATTTAAATGAAACATTAAACTTAGAAGATTATGAAGCGTTTTTGCACGAGCCTGCTACAGCACAGAGATTTGATAATCTGGTTGCTTATGACGGCACAAATCCTATTGGTATTGGTAAGTCACTTGCCGTATTTTCTGCTTTCGCAGAAGGCGTTAGTTTGTATTCAGCTTTTGCTGTTTTATATAGCTTCCAGTTACGTAATTTACTCAAGGGTATTGGACAACAAATGAAATGGTCTGTAAGAGACGAATCATTACACAGTAAAATGGGTTGTAAGCTTTTCCGCGATATGTGCAGCGAAAATGATCAATTATTGCATTTATGTCGAGAAGATATAATAAAAGCTGCAGAAACCATGATAACACTTGAAACTAAATATATAGACAAGATGTTTGAAATGGGTGACATAGAAGGTATAAAAGCTAATGATCTTAAACATTTTATAAAAAAGAGAGCAAATGAAAAACTGGTTGAACTTGGTTACATTGACCTTGGCTCGTACTTCGCGTATGACAAAAATGCAGCGTCTAATCTTGATTGGTTCTATCATCTTACCGGCGGGGTCACTCATACTGATTTTTTCGCAATACGGCCGACGGATTATTCAAAAGCTAACGAAGGCGAAGACTTTGACGACATTTGGTGATATAGTAACAGAACAAGAAATATACGAACAATTATATGAAAAGTCAGAAGAGTAGCAGAGTAGATCTGCTTGAAAAAAAGATACAAGCCTTGATAGGTGTTGTACAACAACTGCTAGATGAAAACGCTTATTTAAAAGATTTAGCGGTGGGAACATTAGAAACAATTAAATGTATGCCAGATTATGAAGAAGCAATCGACAAGCTTAAAGCGCAAGTTGCTGAAAAAGCTAGTACAGAGGCGAAGGCTGAAAGCTGAAGAACGTCTGGCAATTAGAGTAGGTTACATGGGCAGTGGTTTTTTAATCGCTGCTCAATGGACTATACAACCTGAGTTATATGTACTAGGGTTTATATGCGTCGTGGTTCAAACGTCATATAGAAAACAATGGAACCTTGTAGCACTTAATATTAATGGGCTTATTGCCTGGATAACACACTTACTAACATAATGTGGAATGAAAACTGGAAAAAAGGTGAAGATTACCCTAC